CTTTTCTAAGGTAGTGATCCTTCTTTATAGAACCCGGGGCCAGAAGGGTCTGGTCTTGTGGTTAAAAGCTTCCAATATCTGTCTTATGACAGCTACTGGCGGTGCTCCGAAGAAGGACAGTCGAGATGTTGGTGCGTTCGTCGCTTTATCACGGAGCGGTATACCGCGGGTTATACCCGCTTTACACCGCCACCGGATAAGACGAGGGGACGACCAACTTCTTCGACTGTGGTTATCCCTCTTTGGGCTCTTCCGGGTACTGAAATACCCGGCGGAAATCAAGACGGAGACCATTACTCGTCCTGGAGTTAATCTCTCAGTTCCATTCCTATCTTCTTGGGAGACATGGTTGAAAGACCATTTCTTCAAGGGGATAGAGAGTGTCACTGATGAGAACTACAAAGGGATGAACCCTGAATTATTACCTACACCCGAACTCCTCGCTCTTGCCCAGAGTGGAGCCTGTTCCAAACCTCAGATGAGTTCTTTCTCGTCTAGGGCTTGGGCGGCTTACATTTGGGTGACCGGAGCGATGCATGTACCAGGCCCAAAGCATATGGGTCGTGAGGTCCCTCCCAATTGGGGAGAATCTCTACCGTGGTATTTGCATTATTGCGGTCAATACGAGGGAACCAAGTCTCTTTGGACGAAGATGGAGACCGTGGCGTCTTATGACCCCACGGGGTATCCATTCGCGGGGAGACTTGCTACCAAGTTGGAGGCAGCGGGTAAGGTTCGAGTGTTTGCCATGGTTGATTACTGGACTCAGGTTGCCCTGAAGCCTCTGCATGATACGATCTTTGCTATGCTAAAAGAGATACCTAGTGATGGTACTTTTGATCAACATAAGCCTACTTTGGCTTTGATCAAGAGGAACAAAACTGGGTATTTAGCTAGCTTTGATCTATCTGCAGCGACGGATCGGCTTCCAGTGCGGATCCAGCAATCAATCTTGGCGGTGATGTTTAACGCTAACTTTGCTCAGGCCTGGAAGTCCCTGTTGGTAGATCGCGAATACGCGCTTCTACCATCGGTTAGGGATCGTCCGGACGATCCGATTGATCTTTATAATCAATCATCGCGTTACCGGTACGCGGTTGGCCAGCCCATGGGGGCTTACTCGTCTTGGGCAATGTTAGCTCTTACGCATCACGCGATAGTTCAGTTTGCTGCTTTTAGAGCAGGTGTAGATGGCTGGTTCAAGGACTATGCTGTCCTTGGTGACGACATCCTCATTGGGAACGAGGATGTCGCGAAACACTACCTGAGGGTGATGGAGATCCTGGGCGTTGAAATCGGATTAGCAAAGTCCCTGATTAGTACGAACAAATCAGGGGAGTTTGCGAAAAGATTTTACCGTTCAGGAGTGGACGTCTCTGGTTTACCATGGAACTTGTGGCTTATGTCTCAGCAATCGCTGAGTGCATGTGTCGCAATGTGCCAATGGTTAAACCTTGGATGGACACCCTCATTATCTCAGGCAATGGCAGCATTCGGGGTAGGAATGAAGAATATGGCTCGACTAGGTTCTACCTGGGAAACTCTTCCTAGGCGCCTAGCCGCTCTCATAGTCATCATAACCCACCCCGACTCTAAAACCGCTTTTTCTAAGAAAAACTGGTTAGAATGGGTTGGGTGCCGTGGTCCTCAGCTTCCCCAGGTTTGGGGGGATGAGGCGTCGACGTGGGTCTCACCTTGGATGGATTCGCTCGTTGAGCTAACCAACCAGTGTGAGGAAGTCCTCGATCGGCGACACAAAGACGTATTCTTTTCAGAGTTTACGGCCTCTGTGGACCCGGTGATCCAAGGGATTTTAACTAGTACCAACAACGAGTTGGTAGTCTTAGAAAGGCGGATTAAGGTAGTCCGTGACACCATAACCCATTTCCATCGGCTCGGTATTTCCCTTCAGGCGCGGCAGATCTCTGCCGTTATGTATCAAGAGATACGTAAGCTAGAGAATTCGGTGGCGAGAATTCCTCTTCCAATCGCGGAGCTCAGCCGAGCTCGCGAGAAAGAATTGGAACCTCGCTTTTCCGATCTCTACCGTCTATGGAAGAATATCCGAGTCCGAGGATCGAATACCTTTGGTCTCGGGATACCGGAAGGTATCCCACGGATACGTCCTTCCTCAGCTCCTTATCCAAAGGAACTAGAGGTTGATTAGGACGGCCGCGGGCCTTGGTCT